GGTGATTTATAGGATCGATATTTTTTTAGGCACAGACCTTAAACATTGTTATTAAGTTTGATACCAAATGGCTAAATTAAAACAAGAAACTTTATACAATTCAGTACGTCATAAATACAAAAAAACTTCGCAAGGTGGCAAAAATAGAATGACTAGCACCATGAACAAACACAAAAGACGAAGATTAAAAAAGAAAGTGGCTAAAAAGTAAGGTATGGCAACACAGAAAGAAATAGCTGATCATTTATTTTTAACAACACAGCACGTATCTAATTTGGTTTCGCAAGGTGTCTTACCTAGAGGTACATCTGGTAAAGGCTCAACATCAATTGACGAATCCAGAAAAGCTTACATAGAATATATAAGACAACGTGCAAGGCTTCATTTAAAAGATATACCGAACGACATAAATGAAGAACGTCTAAGATTGACTAAGAATCAAGCTGATCAAAAAGAAATAGAAGTTGCAATGTTGTCAGGTAAGTTGATTCACTCAGACGATGTTATCAACACTTGGCAAGATTTAATTGCTAATTGCAGATCGAAGCTGTTAAACATACCAGCAAAAATAACGCATCAAGTCTTGGGCTTGAAAGGATATGCTGAAATAGAAGATTTAATAACCAATGAAGTACATGAAAGTTTAAATGAACTCGCCAAAACGGGATTACCAGACAACACAACAGAAAATTTGGACACAATCAATACAAACCTTTAAAGCTCCAGAAAGATTATTGGTTTCTGATTGGTCGGATAAATACAGAGTATTAACCTCTGAATCTTCTGCGGAAGCTGGACAATGGAAAACAAGCAGAGCCGAATATCAACGGGGTATTATGGATTCGCTTAATGATCGTGATATAGAAAATATCGTGATCATGTCTAGTAGTCAGGTTGGTAAAACTGAAATTATTTTAAACATCTTGGGTTATCACATAGCCCATGACCCAGCACCCATGTTAGTAGTAATGCCAACATTAGAAATGGCTAGAGGTTTTTCAACGCAAAGGCTATCTAAAATGATTGCTTCATCTGAAGCTCTAAAAGACAAAGTCAAAGATGCCAAGAGTCGTGATAGCGGTAATACCATTTTGCAAAAATCTTTTGCTGGTGGCTTTGTTGTTATTTCTGGTTCAAATAGTCCAGCTTCACTTAGTTCAAGACCTTGTCGTATAGTTTTATGCGATGAAGTTGATCGTTACCAAATAACAAGCGAAGGGGACGCTGTAAATTTGGCAAAAAAAAGAACTTCTACGTTTTGGAATCGTAAAGTTATTTTAACTTCTACACCTACAGTCAATGGTGCGAGTCGTATTCAAGATGCTTGGGAAACTTCGGACAAACGTAAATTCTTCGTACCTTGTCCCGATTGCAACCACAAACAACATTTAGAATGGTCAGGTATCAAATGGTCAGAAGATTTAAAAGAAGTGCATTACGTTTGTAAAGAATGTGGCGTTTTAATAGAAGAACATCAAAAACCCTCTATGATAAAAAATGGGGAATGGATAGCTGAACTAGAGACTACAAACAAAACTGCTGGCTTTCATATTAACGAACTTTATTCCTCATGGCGAAATTGGTCAGAGGTTATAGAATCATTTTTAGAAGCTAAAAAGAATCCAGAACAACTAAGGGTTTTTGTTAATACTTCGCTAGGTGAATGTTTTGATTCTGACGGTGGCGAAGCAATAGAAACGGATTCTTTACTGAATCGCAGAGAAAGTTACGATGCCAATTCAATACCAAAAGAAGTTTTAGTTTTGACTGCTGGGTGTGACGTGCAATCTGATCGGGTTGAATGTTCTGTAGTCGGTTGGTCTGCAAATAATCACAGTTACGTTATTGAACATCAAATATTTTGGGGTGACCCGAATCAATTAACGGTATGGGAAGATTTAGATACCTATTTGTTGAATAATTTTGCTACCGAAGATAATCGACAATTAAAAATTGCGATTGCTTGTGTTGATTCTGGATATTCTACGCAAAATGTTTATGCCTTCTGTAAACAACGTCAAGGGCGTAGAGTCTTTGCCGTTAAGGGACAATCGCAAAGCGGTAAACCTATCAGTAACCGCCCTACTCAAGCTGGTAAACAAAGGGTTGCTTTATATCCAATTGGAACAGACACCGCTAAAGACACTTTATTTAGTTGGTTAAATGCCGAAGAAGAACAAAATGGTTATATACATTTTCCAGCAACAGCAGATCAAGAATACTTTGATCAGATTACAGCCGAAAAAAGGATTGTTAAATATTATAAAGGGCAAAAAAAAATGGCTTGGAAACAAACCCGTGAACGTAACGAAGCTTTAGATTGTTATATATACGCAATGGCTGGGTTTTATATTTTATCGCCCAACTTAGATACTATGGATAAGCGAAAACAAGCACCGAACACAAAACCAGATAACGATAAAAAACTTATCAAAAAAAATCCGAATAGACCTAATTGGGTTAATTCTTGGCGATAAAAAAAAGCCACCAATTAAGGTGGCTTTAATTTTTACTTTAAAATCTAAAATATATCTCCTTCTCTTAGATTGATTTTTCTGCCTTCTAATTCTTCGCAGTATTTATCTAATCTTTGTTGATCTAATTTTAGCTGTTCACTATCTCTTGTAAATTTCATAGCGAACTTTAAGCTTTCAATACTTTTTTCTAGTGATCTAGTTGTTTTATTAGTTATATCACTACGATCAATTTTAGTATCTGTGCGTATCCACCACCAATCTTTGCATGGATATTCTCTTTTTAAATTATTCATTATTTCTCCTCTAAATATTTTAGTTCTCTTTTCCAAGCTCTAGATAAAAGTGTTTGTAATTTTTCTGATATTTTTTCTGCTTGTGCAAAACTTTTAAGATGAAAATAGCCATACTCATCATTTATTTCTTTTTCTATTGATTCTTTATCCATAGATAAAACTTGTGTATCTAAAAGATGCAATAAAACATCTAATTCTGATTTTGTAAATTTAATTTGTTTCATAATTTCTCCAAAAATTAATTATTAATATACCTATTAAACACTATTTTTACTATTTGTACAACTACCAGAACAATAAATATTTAATTAATTTTTACAGTAATTTTCAAACAAAATACTAACTATTGATTTAATAGAGTTTCTCAATATCTTTAATCTGTACGATTAATTAATTTTTAACTATGTCGAATCTTTTTGATACATCTAACTATCCAACGACTGAACCTGATCATTTATATTTAGGTGACCAATGGAATTGGCGTAGAGATGATTTAGCAAGTGACTACCCTACTGGTAGTTATGCTTTAACGTATTCGGCTAGATTATTAGACTCTGCTGGTTCAACTGAAATAGATATAACGGCTTCGGAAAGCAATAACACTTATATTGTTTCAGTCGGTCAATCTACAACGCTTAATTATACTGCTGGTGACTATAGCTGGCGTGCATTTATAACCAGATCAAGTGACAGTCAAAGACTAACAGTTGATGAGGGATTTTTTAAAGTTGAAAAAGATTATGCAACCGATAGCGGTGATTATCGTTCTCATGCTCGAATTGTTTTGCAAGCTTTAGAAGATACAATTCAAAATCGAGCTTCTATTGATCAAATGTCTATGAGTATTGCAGGTCGTTCATTATCAAGAATGAGTCCGCAAGAACTTCGTGACTGGCGTTCACATTACAAATCATTAGTTTTAGCCGAAGAAAAGAAAGCAAGGATAAAACGAGGTAAAGCTAGTGGTACAACTATAAAGGTTAAATTCTAATGGCTTGGTATGACAGATATTTAGGTAGAAAACCTAACAAGAAAAAGGCTATGCCTTTTATTCGTGGCTATAACGGGGCTGGTAACGGTAGATTATTTGCTGATTTTAAATCTTCATCAACGTCTGCTGATTCAGAAATATATACCGCACTCAAATCTTTACGAAACAGATCAAGAGAATTAGCAAGAAATGACGGCTACGTTGCTAGATATTTAAAAATGCTAGTCAATAATGTTGTCGGTGAACATGGTATTAGAATTTCTATGAAAGCTCGCAACGATGACGGTTCATTAGATGTAGTTGCAAACAGAATTATTGAAACTGAATTTTATAAATGGGCAAAAGTTGGCAATTGTACGGCTGACGGTAAATTGTCTTTTTTAGATGCTCAAAAGTTATTCATTCAAAATTTAGCACGTGACGGTGAAGTTTTAATTAGGCATATCAAAGATTCTTCTAATGAATTCGGGTATTCAATGCAATTTTTAGAAGCCGATCACTTAGATGAAGAAAAAAATAATAAAACCCCTACGGGTCAAATAAGAATGGGGGTTCAAATTAATTCGTTTGGTAAGCCTATTGCATATCATTTATTTAAAAATCACCCCGATGCAAACCCAAATCAATATTTGTCACCACAACAAAAGCATATTGTAGTGCAAGCAGAAGAAATAATTCATGCTTTCATGCAAGATCGAGCCGAACAAACTAGGGGTGTTCCATTTACTTCGTCAGTAATGACTTCAATACGTATGCTTCAAGGCTACCTTGAAGCTGAACTCGTTTCAGCAAGGGTTTCAGCCAGTAAAATGGGTTTCTTTGTTGGTAGTGGTGACGAAGATTACGTTGGCGAAGAATATGAAAACCAATACGCACCTATTATGAACGCTGAAGCTGGTACGTTTGAACAGTTACCGAATGGTACAACTTTAGAAACTTTTGACCCAAATCACCCCAATTCGGCTTTTTCTGACTTTCAAAAGTCAGTATTGAGAGAAATAGCTTCTGGGTTAAATGTCAGTTACGTTGAATTGGCTAATAATTTAGAAGGCGTTAATTATTCTTCTATACGACAAGGCACGATTGCTGATCGCGACAATTATCGAATATTACAAAAATTTATGATTGAACATTTTGTCGAGCCTGTTTTTAGAAAATGGCTAGATATGGCTATTGCTTCTGGCAAGATTAATTTACCTATCACTAAATTTGATAAATTTGCTGATGCAGTAACTTTTATACCTAGATCATACGAATGGGTAGACCCACAAAAAGAAGCCAATGCCAATATTTCATTATTACAAAACGGTTTGGTCACATTACAAGACATACAAAAGAAATATGGTCGTGATGTTGAAGAATTATTTGAAGAATTAGACCGTGAAAACAAACTCGCTGAAAATTACGATGTTGAATATGCGACTCAACCTTATGGTTCTAAACAACCAGCCGAACCCAACATTAATGGCGGTTCTATAGAAGATGAGCAGTAAAACTTGCCAAAAATGAAAATCACAATAACTTTAAGAGTAGACGTATAAAAGTTAGGTAGAAAAATGACAGTTCCTAATAAAAGTATGAAGATCGAAGCCGAAAAAGGTCTTAAATGGCGTAAAGAATTTGGCAGAGGTGGTACAAGAGTAGGACAGATCAGAGCCAGACAGATTGTCGCTGGTGAAAATCTTTCTGATACTACTATCAAAAGAATGTATAGCTACTTCGCTAGACATGAAGTTGATAAGAAAGCAGAAGGTTTTAAGGTTGGCGAGAAAGGTTATCCGTCAAATGGCAGAATCGCTTGGGCTTTATGGGGCGGTGATGCTGGTTTTACATGGTCAAAAAATTTGGTAGAAAAAATGGATAATGAAAGACATATACAAAATGTAGTTGAAACAGAAGATTCTTACATTATTGAATTTGGCAAAGCAATGCCAGAAACAGCAGAAGAAGAAACAGAAGAAATAGCAGAAGATATAGCTATTGAAAATGCTTATGACGATGAAGAAGATGATGAAAAAAGGTTTGCTGAAGCAAAACAATTTTCAACCAGAGAATTAAATCAAGAATTAATCAACGAAGAAAAACGCACAGTCAGAATTGCTCTTACTAGCGAAACTCCTGTGATGCGATCTTTTGGATATGAAATTTTGAGCCACGATGCCGAAGATATTGATATGTCTTTCATGGCAAGTGGCAGAAGTCCCCTTCTTTTAGATCACGACCCAGAAAAACAAATTGGCGTGATCGAATCTTATTCTCTCGACAGAAAATCAAGGCGTACCCTTGCACAAGTTAGGTTTGGTAAATCTGACTTGGCGAAAGAAGTGTTTAATGATGTCCTAGACGGTATTCGTCAAAATGTCAGTGTAGGTTATCAGGTAACAAAAATGCGAAAAGATGAAAACGAAAAGAATACTTATCGTGTCTCATTTTTTCCAATGGAAGCTTCGATTGTTTCAATTCCCGCAGATCAATCTGCTGGTGTTGGAGTAGCACGAAGCAAATTAATCAACCCTTCTAATATTCAAGAGGTGAATAAAATGGAAGAAAAAAATATAACTGAATCAAAGGTAGAACCTACAGTTGATGTTCAAGAAGTACGCACTAAAGCTTTTGCGGAAGCTAAGTCTGACTACTCTAAACAAGTAGACGAGATTTTAGAATTAGGTGCAAGACACAACAAATCAGACCTATCAAGAAAAGCTATCAGAAATGGTGCTTCTTTGTCTGACTTTAGAAGTGAGCTTTTAAACGAAATTGGTTCTCAACCTTTAGATACTAAAGAGATTGGCTTAACTGAAAAAGAAGCAAGAAGCTTCTCAATCATGCGAGCTGTAAGATCAATGGCTAACCCACATGACAGAAAGTTACGTGATGAAGCAAGTTTTGAATTTGAAGCTTCAGAAGAAGCTAAAACAAAATTTGGTCGTTCAGGTGAAGGTTTAACTTTACCAGTAGACGTAATGGGTAACTGGTCAGCTAGGGATATCAACACAGGTGATGATGCTGGCGGTGTAGGACAAGACTTCTACCCTGAAAGGTTTATTGATGCGTTACGTAACGCTTCTGCTGTTGTTAGAGCTGGTGCAACTGTCCTAGACGGTTTAGTTGGCGATGTAAAAATACCTAAACAAACTGGTGTTTCTACTGCGGGCTGGATTAGTGCCGAAGGTGGTGCAAGTGCAGAGTCAGAAATGTCTCTTGGTTCTATAACTATGAGTCCAAAAACTGCTTCTATGTACACAGAAGTTACTAATATGATGATGCAACAATCATCTTTAGATATCGAAAGATTGATAAGGAATGATTTAGCTTCAGGTATTGCTAACCTAATAGATACAGGTGCTTTAGCTGGTTCTGGTTCAAGTGGACAACCAACAGGTATCGATAACACATCTGGCGTAAACACAGTTGATTCAACTGCTAATAACCCAACTTTTGCAGAGATCGTAGCTATGGAAAGTGCGATTCTTGGTGATAACTCGGTATTGAATAATGGTTCTTACGTAACTACTTCAGCTATGGCTGGAGCAATGAAAGTAAAAGCTAAAGATTCTGGCTCTGGTTTATTTGTCCTAGAAAATGGACAAGCAAACGGCTACCCAGTAATCGTTTCAAACGCAGTTACTTCTGGTGTAATTTATCTCGGTAACTGGACAGACCTTTTAATTGGTATGTTTGGTTCTCTCGATATTTTGGTAGACCCATACACAAATTCTGCAAATTCTGTAACTCGTTTAAGAGCTACTCAATTTATAGATGTTGCGTGTAGACACGGTCAATCATTCTGTAAAGCAACTTAATGCTTAACTAAGGTGGGGGGTTAATAACTCCCCCCTTATTTTTATTATGAAATATGAAATTTTAAAACCAACAATAGTACAAAAAGAATCCAAACAAGTAGGTGATATCGTTGAAATAACTGACGAACACGTTTCAGCTAATTTATTAATGGCTGGTCAAATTGCACCAGCTTCAGAAAGTAAAGCTAAAGCAGACCGATCTATTGGATTAAAAAAATCTAACAGCAAATTAAAAAACAGTAAGTAGGTGCTGAAATGGTACTAGAAACCGCTTCTGATCAATTAGCTTTTTTAGATACTAATGCTCATGGTGTAACTGCTGTAATTACTATTGGCGGTAGTGCATCAACAATACAAGTCATATTCAATAACGAATATTTTGAAATTGCCGAAGGTATTGGTGTTGAAGGTACTCAACCCGTCATAACTTGTCGCAGTAGCGATGTTGCCAATGTCGATCAAGGCGATACTGTAGTTATTAATTCGGTAACTTACACAGTACAAAATGTTATGCCTGATAACACAGGCTTTACACAATTGGTATGCACTGACTAATGGCACACGTAAGACAACAAATAAGGGAAGCCGTTGGTACTAGATTGAACAATCTAAATACTACGGGTTCTAATGTTTATCAATCCAGAGTCTTTCCATTAGAAACAGCAAAATTACCAGCAATTATTATTTATACAAGATCAGAAAATAATGAATTATTAGAAATGGGTTCACCAAGAACTTTACAAAGAACAATGAGTTTAACTATTGAAGCTTATGCAAAACACACTACCACCTTTGATGACCTAGCCGACACTATTAATTCAGAAGTAGAAACGGCAATGGCAAGCGATACTACTTTTGGGGGTTTAAGCAGAGATTCTTTTTTAGAATCAGTAGAAATAAATTTAAACGGTGAAGGCGATCAACCCCTTGCAGTTTTGATAATGAACTATAGCATTTTATATCTAAGTCGTGAAAACGCACCGAATACAGCTATTTAATAGGTATTGAATATGGATAAAAATATTTTATTTTCAGCAGACGGAAAAACAAAAATTGTTGTTTTTGACCAAGACGTTGAATATTTAAAACAAAACGGGTGGGTTTCTGAAAAGAAATCCGTAACTAAAACTAAATCTAAAACAGAGGATTAAAAATGGCAGTTTTTACTGGTAAAAACGGAGTGGTTCAATCTGGTACTGGTTCAATTGGTGAAGTGAGATCATATTCTCTTTCACAAACAGCAGACACAGTGGAATCAACTTCAATGGGCGATAGTGCCAAAACTTACGAAGCTACTTTAACTGATTTTTCTGGTTCGATAGATTGTTATTTTGACGATACTGACTCTGTGCAAACAGGTATGACAGTTGGTTCAACAATAACTTTAAATCTAGCACCAGAAGGTACTGCGAGTGGCAAATATAAACTAACTGGTTCTGCAATTATCACTGATAAAAGTATTACGGCTAGTAATGACGGGCTTGTTGAAATGAGTTTGTCTATACAAGGCAGTGGAGCTTTATCAATTGGTACTTATAGTTAATGGCTAGGGCAATAGATAATATTGTTGCTCATTTTGATAGCCAAGAAATTAGAAAGATCGAGGTTAAGGAATGGGGAACAGAAGATAAGCCTTTAGAAATTTTTTGTAAGCCTTTGACTTTGCAAGAGTCAAAAAGACTTTACAAAATGGCGAATAGTTCAGATTTAGAAGTAATGGTTTACGCTGTTATAACTAAAGCTTTAGATTCGGAAGGTGAAAAAATATTTAACTTAGCTGATAAAGATGCTCTGATGAATAAAGCTGATGTTGGTGTTTTATCTGATGTTGCATCGCAAATATTAGGTAGTTTGACACCAGAAGAAGCTTCGGAAAAGTAAAAGCTGATTCGGATTTATTTACTCAATTTGCACTTGCAGACCGACTCGGCTTGACTATAAAGCAAGTGCAAGATATGACTATAGACGAATTTATTTGTTGGATTAGTTATATAGAAGAATTAAATAAACGTATGGAAAATGGGCAATCTAGGTAAATTAAAAATAGTTATTGAAGCTCAAGATAAGGTTTCAAAAAAACTAAAAAGCATACAAGCAAAATTTAAAAGCTTAAAAAATACTATTGGTAAAAGTATCAAAGCTTTTGGAATGTTATCTGCTGTCATGGTCGGTCTAGGCGGTTCACTAGCTTTAATAACCAAGAGATCGTTTGATTATTTAGATGTTATCGGCAAACTGTCGCAACAGACAGGAGCAACTACTGATTTAATACAAGCTTTTCAATTAGGGGCTTTAGAATCTGGTTCAAGTGTTGAGCAAGCAAATAAAGCTTTACAAAAATTCTCAAAACAAGTTGGTGAAGCTCAAGGTGGTTTAGCTACTTATAAAGATATTTTTGCAGAATTAGACGTAGCAATATTAAATGCAGACGGCACAACTAGAAACTTTGATGATGTTTTAAAGGACACTTCAGACGGTTTACAAGATTTAGAATCAGGTTTTAGAAGAAACGCAATATTGACTCAATTATTTGGTCGTGCTGGTCAAAACTTATCTGCTATTTTAGTTAATGGTTCAGAAGAACTAGATAGATTTATTGAACGAAATAAGTCATTAGGTTTAGCGATTGAAATGGATTCAATCAAAAAAGTAGAAAAATTCAACGATAGAATATCAAGAATTGGTTTTTCTTTTAGAGCTTTAAGAGATTCAATCACTACAGCTTTTTTACCTGTATTAGATGATTTAGCTGATAAATTTGAAAAAACTTTATCAACTAAAAACATACAAGACTTCGGTAAAGAATTAGTTGTCACCTTCACTGAATCTTTAGCACGAATTTTAATAGCCATTGACCAATTCAGAATGGGTTTTCAAGAAAGTTTTAAGCCTTTATTTGACACAATCAGTGGTTTAAAAATTTTTATTTTAGGTCTTGAAAGAGCCTTTTTATTAGTGAACCAGTCTTTCGGTGCAGAGTTAGATACAACTAGATTAGCTGAAATCAAAGATGAACTTTTAGAACTTCGCAACTCTCTTGATATGCCAGTTAGTCCCAGTGAAGGCATAACCAATGCAGTCGCAAATATTTTAACTTTGCGAGATTCCATAACAGAAACTAAAAAAGCAGTTGGGGGTTTGATAGATGATGAACAGCTTAGTGAAGGTGAACAAAAATTTAGACAATTTATCGCTAGAGTTCAAGAGCCTTTAAATACTTTTAAAGAAGGCTTTAAAGATACTGGCACAATGATTGGCGACACGATTGTTAGTTCAATGAAAAAATTTGAAGATACTTTGGTTGACGGCTTAATGTCAGGTAAGTTTGCTTTTAAAGATTTTGCTACCTTTGTAGTCAAAGAATTAGTCAGAATAGCTGTCCAAAAACTTATCATTGATAAATTGACGGGTGGCTTCACTTCTTTCTTAGGTGGTTTAACTGGTAAAGCTAAAGGTGGCACAGTTACAGGTAATACACCTTATATAGTTGGTGAACGTGGTGCAGAGGTATTTGTACCTAATAAAACAGGCACAATTGTGCCAAATGATAAATTGGCTGGTGCTGGTGCTGGTGGTCAAAACGTCAATATTACTTACAACATACAAAGCTTTGATTCCAAAGATACGCTACAAGCTATCACCGAAAATGCACCAACAATTTCAGCAATTATACAAAGTGAATTTCACAAACATGGTCGCAGAGGGTTTGCATAATGTCGGGTACATTTCCAACAAGTCCAGCACCTAGTTCTGTAGAAATACAATCACTCGAACCTAATTTAGTTTCGGTCACTCAAAACTTAAAAAGACAAGTTAGAACTAGAGGGGGTCAAAGGTGGTCGTTAAAAGTGAGTTTTCCACCTATGACAAGAAGTGAATTCGCACCTATATATGCTTTTGCAATGGCACAACGTGGACAGTTTGAAAGTTTTGTTTTTACGCCACCAGTTATATCGGTTTCACAGGGTGTTACCTCGCAAAATCCTGTTGTTAATGGTGCTGTAGCTATTGGCTCTAATTCTGCTTCAATTGACGGATTGACTGCATCGACTAATGGCATTATCAAAGCTGGTGATTTTTTTAAATTTTCTGGTCATTCAAAAGTTTACATGGCAACCGCAGACATGGATTCAGCAAGCAACAGCACAGCAACTTTATCGTTTGCACCTAATTTAATTAGTGCAGTTGCAAATAATGAAACCATAACTTTTGCTTCTGTGCCGTTTGTTTGTAGTTTTACTAGCGATTCTACAAATTTTGCTACAGACACAACGGGTTTGTATGGGTTGGAATTTGAACTTATTGAAATATTTTAAATGAAATGGATAGAGGAAGTAGCACAGCATATCAAACAGAGATTGTTAAAAGTCAAAATAAACCTTTTCACTTATTGGAAGTTCATCTTGATTCAGGCACGTTATATCTTTCTGATTGTTATATTCCTGTTACTTACAATGGCAATGCTTTCACTCCAGTCGGTAATTTTTTAGGATTTTCTAATATAGTTGAAACCAACGAACTTACAGTAGATCAAGTCAGTATTAGTTTGAGTGGTGTAGATCAAACTAACACTTATTTATTACTAAGCGAAAACTATATAGATCGTAAAATAGTTATTTATCAAGCATTTTTAAACGATGCTGAAACCTTAGTAAGCGACCCAGTACAGATTTTTTCTGGTCGAATTAATAACCCAGTTATTCAAGAAGATATTAACAGTGGTACAGCTAGTTTGACCGTCAATGTTGCTTCGCAATTTGTAGATTTTAACAAAATTAATTGTCGTTTCACGAATAACGAATCACAACAAAGTTTCTTTGAAGGTGACACAGGTTTTCGTTTTGCTTCGGCTTCGGTTAAAGAATTAAACTGGGGTTTATCAACTGGTGCAACGGCAATGGGTGTCGGTTCGTCTGCTTCTGGTGGCTCTGTAACCAGTGTCGTTAATAATACTGCACCGTCTGACAAATCTATATTTACAGAGTTGCAACCAACTAATTCAGCCTTCAGTTTAAAATCAGGTTCAATATTAATTAACGTAAGTTATGCAAACAGATCAACTTCAAATTTTAGTGTTGGCGATAAAATAAAAATTAATGGTTTTATCACTACAAATTTTGCTGACGGTGAGACAATCAATTCTTCGCAATTGAATTTTAGTGAAGGGGCTGAAGAACAAACCATAGTTGGTATTGATGCAGACGGTTATGGTTTTGATATCAATGCACCCTCGTCTTTATCTTCTGTTAAAGCTGGTAAATTTGGTGGTTCTGAAATAACTATCGATGATCAGTTGATCGTTCCTGTATTAATGCAAACAAATTCAGGAAGTAATTTAATTACCGTTAATGCTGATAACTTTTTAAATATTGGTGATTTTTTATCTTTAAATTTAGATACAGACTATGTGGGGGGAATATCAAGCGAGTTATTAGCACAAGAACAAAAAGTTACCGCAGTAAATAGCGACACAATCACCGTTGCTGTTACTACTTCAACCGTCATAATTGGCGAAGCTATCATCACTACTTCAGGCAGTAACACTTTAATCATTGATAAATA